CGCCAATCCTAATGCAACCCCGATAGATATAGGGCCCATCCATTTTAATATACTCTGTATCCAAGGCGCCGTCCCCAATCCCAACAATGCTTTCCCAATGTCCAAAGTTTTTAAAAATAAAAACTTCATAATCTCCCAAGCCCACCATTTCTTTCTGTGTTTTTCTTCTGCTGCTTCGCCAAATAATATAGCCTTTTCCGTATCTTTTTGTCCTTTTAAAATTTTATTATTAGCAGTTTCTTCCTGTCTCTTTTTCTCTCCTTCCTCTCTTTTTTGATCATGATTTTTTCCCGTAATAAAATCTTTGGCTGTACCTAATCCTCTTCCTACGGCCGAAACACCCTGGCCAACTTTTGTTTGTTTAAAGGCTTTGGAAAATCCATCAGTAACCCAAGTACTTATAAATTTTGCGCCGCCCATAGCCATTTTCAATATACCTTTACTCATACCAACAAAAACAGTTGATAATTTTTGAAGTGGGCCAAATATTTTCACACCTAATACGGAATCCAATGCCCCCGCGGTCTTTGCCATAGTATCGTTGAATTTTTTAAATCCTGTATCTACTTTGCCGTAAAATTCCTTATTCTGTGCAATCCTTTGAGCCATCTGTTTTTTTTCAATGACTTCTAGTTCCGTCAAGTTGAGTTTAAGTGCTTTTTTGGATTTTTCATAATATTGGTTGAATACTTTGTATCGTTCATCCAAATTTAATTTTTCGAGTTTTACTATTTCAGCCGCACCAATACCACGTTTCTTCAACTCTTTTGTCATTTCATCTATTTTAAGTTGATTGTATTCTTTTCTGGTTTTAAGCTCGTTTTTTTCAAATGTTTTTAAACTTTCCCCAAGAAGATCAAAAAGTTTTTCAAAATTTTTTTTAAACCCCTCCATAGCCTGTTGCACTGCAGCATCTTTAAGTTTGGGATTTGGGAGGTCTTTAACGAGGACGGTATCTGCCATATTTTAAAATTCCTTTAATGAGATGAATCGAATAACTTCGCTATTATTTATTGATTATTCTGTTGTTCCAATTCAATTTTTTTGGTTTTGTAAAGAGTATCAAGAAATATTATCCGGTCGTTTACTGATAACTCCAAAATATCTCCGATACTACCCATATGTCCAATATAACATAAATTAAAAATTTCGCTTAATAAATCTTTATACCGCCCTACAAGTTGTGATGCGTTATTAGAGTGTAATCCGAAAAAAATTCAGAGGTTCCAGCTCCATTGAACCTCCTTTACCGCATTCGGCGCAGTAATACTCTTTTGTTAATTTGTACCCGTAGGCCGTTCCTGTTTTTTCATTATAAAAATCAATGATTATCTTTAAATCAGCGGGAGATAGAGTATCGAGCAACTTGACAACTTCATAAAAATTATCATATGGAATATTTTGCCCATTCATTTCTACTTTTTCCGTGGAAAGAGCAATCGAAATTAGTAACCTAGTCAACACATCAGAAGATAATGATTTTATGGCTTTGTCAATTTCTTTTAATTTCTTTAATGTCATGAAATTGAGATACCAAATAATATTCGCCGATGGAATGGTCACTTTAAAAGGATATTCCAAGGTTTCAGGAACAATATTTGGAACCAAATCCTCTTTATTTAACTTCATTTTAATTTTATGACCAGCATCATCTGTTATATTGATATCTTTTTCCCCTGGAAAAGTAATAGCAGATAATTCGATTAAAATGAAATCTTGGTCAAAAGTTGTCAAGTTCTCAAAATCAAAATCGGGAAGATTTTCGAATTTAGCACATTTCCGAATCACATTCAGAATGGAATTTTCTTTTGAAGCGAACATTTCCTTGATCAGAATTTTTTCATCTTCCGTAGTCATTTCCCTCAATTTGATTTCTTTCGGATATCCACATTTACCATTTGAGGGCAAATTAAAATCGAACCAGACTACCTGTTTGTTTTGATTTGTTTTCAATGCGTTGATCACATTTATGATATGATTTGCTGGCAAAGAATTTGTTGGTTGTTCCTGCATTGGCGGCGCGGGAGATGTATTCTCCACTTTGCCCTTTGCGATGTTTTGTAAATTTTTTGATTGTTGTTCCATTTGTATAATAATCCTCCTTATTTTACACTACCCACTATTAGTTAGTGTTCTTTCATATTTTAAGCAAATTCGATAAAGCGTTTGATGCGGCAGAAGCTATACTATAGGGTTCGAATGAATCTATGGAAAAACTTACGGGAAAAGTTGCTATATTTTCAGTTGAATAATCTAATGTTATTGTTCCTATTTCTTTTGGCCAAACATTATTTAAAAGATAAGCTCTAATCGTAGATGAACTAGATAAAGTGTTTAATGCTTCACCTATCAATCCGGGAGAGTTAATTATATTGTTAGCCAATAATATAACTATTGCGGATTTTTTATATCCTGTCGATGATCCTACTAATGTTCCGAATGATGTTATATCACTACTTGTGCCTGTTTTTAAATTGTATACCTTATCACGCCAATCTTGGAAATAAGTATGTGCCACATTTACGGCATCATCACGAATAGTGACTTTCCAATCAGGGTAATCTGTTTTTCCTGCTATTTTTACTTTACTCCCTTGCCATCCCAAATTAATAGCCCCTGTTGTGGATATAGGAGTATCTGTAGCTGATATTAAATTTGTTACTAATGATCCTGTAAGAGCGCCTATAGTTCCATCAAAGAACATAACACGAAATAAATAACTTCTATGAAAATCCAAATAATAATTTAAAACATTTTGAAATTCAGAGGGAGACATTGGCCCAATCATTTTATTCACCTTGTCCAGTTACTTCGAAGTAATCAAACGATAACGTTACGGGGAAAATACTAATTGCTTCGGAATCATAATCTAGAGTGGTTGCCCCAAGCTCGAACGGCCAGAGTCCTGATATTTTATATGTTCGATATTTTGCTGATCCTGATGGAGAAATCAATCTTACATCTGCGGTTCTTTTGTATCTATTTACAGATGTATTTTTAATATTAGGATATACCAAATTCCTCCAATCATTAAAATATTTGAATGCTTTTCCACCCGCATCATCTCTTACAGTAACCTGCCATTGTTGAGGCGTTGTTCTCCCTGCTTGCTTTATTTGGGTATGCATATAATCTATATTTTGCACAGTAGTCAACATGACGGGTGTTGCGGTTGTTGCGACCCACTCACATGCGAATGCTTCTGCCCCTGTAATATCGACCTTGAATAAATAGGCTCTGAAATAATCATCTATGACAGTTTTATTGAAGTCTTTTATTCCTAATCCTTTTTCGATTACAAATGATGTATTTTTAAATATATCTAAGAATCCCATATTTAAAAATCCTGTACGATGAATCTGTCAAATGCAAATTCAACAGTATAACTTAAAATACTATCATCCGAATAACTAAGCGAACCACCACTAATATTAACAGGAGAGGCCCCCTCTAATTTATAATGAGCACTATAATTTCTTTCATCCGCATCTTCATTGAGTAAAAATAACTCTATATCTTTTTTATAATCTTTCGGAAGTGCTGACGTAAAAGATGGAATTGGGGATTCACCTGGGTTTTGTTGTGTTTTTGCATGGGGCCAATTTGCCATCAATTGCCAGCAATAAAGATAATCCCAAGTATTCATCAATCCAGTTGTATTTCCTTTATAAATGACTGTTTTTCTGTTCGAATCTAATTTAAAAGTAGCTGACCAATTCGAATATGTTGTCTTGGTCGAAACTTTTAATTCGCTGTTATAAAAAGCAACTCTCTGTACATCCGTTGCTAATGATGGTAATGTTGTTGACGATGTGCAAAGCTCAAATCGCTCAGGATCGGGAGTGAGTGTGCCCAAATATTGTTTTGTATCTACGACAGGAAGAACTATGCGAAATAAATACCCTTTCTGATACTCTATTTCATTTATTTTTATAGCGAAATCAGATGGGGTAAGTCTATTCATATTTTTTATAGTCCTGTTTCTTCATACCATACAGCGAAATCCCTTTTAAAATATTTATCGATTAATCTTTTGGTAATGGAATGAACTCATCATAGTTGATAGCAACAGGGAATGTGATAATACCTTCTGTCGAATAATCCAAGGCCATTTGTCCAATAGACCCTGGCCAAGCGTTCACCAGCTGGTATCCCCTATTCTGATTTCCAAAATTATCCAATAGGTAAAGGTCAACAGAATATTTGTAATTTCTGGGTATTTGAGATTGTCCTGATTTGGTAGTGTATACCAGTCTACGCCATGCTTTAAAATATTCATACGCTCTCGATGTTGCATCATCTCTTACAGTCACAGACCACGGTTCATAAGTAGTCCTGCCGCCCAATTTTATTTGAGAGTTCATCCAATCGACATTAATGGCGCCTGTCGTTTCCACAGGAGATTGCGAAGATGCGATAAAGTAAGTAATCAGGGATGGGTCTTCAAACCCCTCGATTTTCGACAGAATGACCTGAAATAGATATTGGCGGTGATAATCTGTCGATTTCGCTCCGTTACCTATTGTCGTTGTAAAGAACGATGATGGTGATATTACTGTATTTTCAGCCATGTTTTACTCTCCTTATGCATTGTTAATAATAGATGAAATCTCATCTTTTGTAACCGTAAAGTTAAAGATGATATATTCTGCTGCGAAAATAGGTTTAATGTAGATATCTACAATAATTCTGCCCTGCGCTATTGTCTGATTGGTGTTATTTGTATTGTCACAAATTACACGATAATCCTCAATACCCTCTCTAGACTGAATAGATTCCAAATATGGTTCAACTGTTCGAACGATTCTTAATCTTGTATCGAATGTATTCGGTTCAAACACGAACGCCTTCATCGAATTTTTGATATCCTTCTCCATCTTCAACATCAGTCTGCGGACAGGAAGTTTATTGAACGCCGATGACCCCACATACATCGTTTTGATTCCGTATATTTGAGCCCCTGAACCATCATTGATACAAGGGTTGATACCTGCGGCGTAAAGAGTTTCGAAATCCCCGTCTGTGATTACTTGTTCGAGTTCAACCACTTCATTCAATAAACCACGATTGACACCTGCCACAGCGAACCACGGATCACGAGTCAAATCGGTTTTTACGATCAACGGTGTTACTTGAATTGCTGGTGGGAGAGATACCGTAGACCCTGTGAAAGCGTCCAATACTTTCGAACCATTACAATAAATTGCCGAGTAGGTCGAACTGCCCAAAAGATTCTTGTAACGAACTGCATCTGTAACTGTCAATCCCCAAGGAATATTCAAAATACCCACACAGTCTTTTCTGGTTTCTGCAATTGATTTGATATTTGCTTGAATTGCCAATGACATATTTCCACCTGCGGAAATAAGGTCGATATCAACTTCATTTTTATTCGAGAACAAATTGTAACCTGCCAAAATTTTGTATTCCCTTACCTGTGGGGTATTGTATACACCCAGCGATGTAATACTTGTTGCCCCATCAGTACCGCCGCTCAAGTAGTAACGTTCGAAAGAATGAGGAAGATATGTAATCGAAGTCGGCGTGTTGAACGGGCTACCTACTGTTGCGATGTATGATGGATTGAGGAAAACCCGAATCCAATTTGAGTTGTCGTTGATAAGGTCGGAAATGAACATCGTCTTACCCCAAAAATCTACTTTTGTAGGAATCAACGACACGAGCCATTGTTCTTCAATTTGTCCAGTTGTTATGCTTTCGACAATAACCAATAACTCATCATCTGCCTGTGGAGCATAATCTACTTTATTTTTGAAGTAAGGAACAGTTGTTGCGGAATCCCAATCATCATGATTGTAAACTGAAACCCTGATGTCACTATTTGCCCATGC